CCATAGCTGCATTTAGCTCTTTTAAACGATAAGGACTTACGTCTTTACCTTTCCAAAAGGTTCTCTTCGCGAATTCAAGGCAAGTCCCATTATCGGATAATATTGACTTATGGACATTTACGTCCATACCTAATGATTTTAGGATGAGAAGATATGAATCTTTCACGTCGGCATCACCGATAACAAGATCATCACCGAGAACAGCGTAGTTAGTGTAAAGAAGCCCGACTTTCGTGTTTCCACTTAGCCACGCCGCGCTTTGCACTAGGAAATGATGCGTAAAAGCAAGCATTGCCCAGCTAGATAAAGCTCCCATTGGTTGACCCACCGCGTATCGATACTGCCCATGGTACTGGCTGTACCCGAGCGCATAGAAACCGTAGTTTCGACCAGTAAGAAGTTTAGCCCAATTTGCGGCCACTTCATGTCCGAACAAACCTTCTAATAAAGGTATTTGGATAGCAATCGGCATTCGATCGGTTGCTGCTGTTAGATCCAAGGAATACAGGGATTTAGATTTGAACATAGCCTTTAAAGGGGCTAATTGATCAAAAGTTCCATCCATTGGGATGTCTCTCAATATATGGAACAGTACGTGATGTAGCGGAGCAAGGGCCCATTGGGTCCACGCATCCACTATAGCAAATACTCTTACTTTCCCGGCAGACTCTTCTTTAACAGAAAGTTTTCCAATCGTATTTCGCGACGGTCCGTCTATGACGTCCTTAGCCATATCTATGCCTATCTGTAAGCCCTCATTTTCACTCCATCGAGCAAAAACTTGGACGCACTCAAGCATCCCCAATCTTTTCAGCGCTCTTAGGTGTAATAAAAGTTGCACAGGGTGTGTACTGTAGTTTAAAACTCCAGCATACTCGAAGGCTTCCTTTATTAGCCCAGGGGCCGCTTTAAAAATCGGAAATAGTTTAGCAGCCTTTCGTATTACAACCCGAAGGTCGTCGTCGGAAAAGCGGCTATACACAAAAGACATGAGAAAAGGATCCATATAGGATCTTAAGACAGGGATTAACTCCCCGTCTCCGTTGTTAGGAGCTGATATAGTACTTAAGTCGGGTTTACCCGGCATGTCGAGCACTCTAAAGAATGCGAAGACACTAAAGATAAATCTCATTGTTCCTACATCGCCTTGTCTAATAGCCAGCCTCATTTCCCTCGGAATAGCTTTGGGTAAACCCATTCTATTACGAGCGAAACGCACTTTACTGATTAGAGCAAGGTTTCTCACCCGGTGCCCTCCAAGCGCTTGTTGCATAGCAACTTGCATTGACTTTAATAGTCGGATAGTTCCGGTTGGACCTTGATCTCTGTATATTTTTCTGAAATATTTAAGTAGGAAGAATATAAGTCGAATTCGACGAGCCGTTAACTTGAGCTCGGTCATTCTGAACACAGCAATTGCTGCGTGCATAAGACCGCCTTCTCGTTTTACAGAGAATCGTGCATTAAAATTATCTATATTTAGATTTAATCTACCGAAGAATTTAAACAAAGGTATTTTTCGAATCCCTTTCGGGTTTTGGATAATTGCTTTCATAGAATTCTTAGCATCTGGATACTTCGGAGGAAGCCATAGGAGTAAACTCCCTTAGGCAACGACCACCCAGGTTACCATGTGCAGGTAGAAAGGCACTTTCTCCTCGTTTTAGACGAACAGAGAGCCAGTACATAGGATTACTCCTTCTCTGGATCTGAACCTTCACCGAGGGTACTCATATATCTACAGTCTACACATGTCTAGCTTTCGCTAGTC